ACAATATCAATCTCCTTGAACCATGTGGACAGTTTGGTACTCGTCTCATGGGTGGTAAGGATGCATCCCAGACGAGGTATATCTTTACCAAATTAACAAAACAAGCTCGGAAGATCTTTGATCCTCGTGATGATGCGGTTCTTAACTATTTGGATGATGATGGACGGTCAATTGAACCAGACTTTTATATGCCAACGATCCCTATGGTTCTCGTAAATGGTACAGAAGGAATTGGTACAGGTTTCAGTTGCTATGTACCACCCTTCAACCCCAAGGATATCAAGGATAACATTGGGAGAATCCTAGATGGAAAACAACTAGTACCTATGAGACCTTGGTTCAGGGGGTTCAAGGGGAAAGTACACAAGGAGGATGATACATGGATGATGGAAGGTGTATGGAAATGGAAGGGAATGAATATTGTGGTCACTGAATTACCACCTGGTCGTTGGACACAAGATTACAAGGAATATCTTGACAATCTCGTTGAAAAGAAGTTGATTAGTGGATTTACGAATAATTCCACAACGGAGGATGTTCATTTTGAAATTACAGACTACACAGGGAAAGATCTCCTCAAGGATCTCAAATTGAGGAAGACGTTCCGTGTATCAAACATGCACCTTTTCCACCCCACAAAGGGTATTCATAAATACTCCAGCCCCGAGGAGATTCTCAAAGACTTTGTTGAACTCCGAGAAGATCACTATGTGAAGAGAAAGGCACACCTCATCAAGGTTCTTGAAACGAGGGCGACTATGTGTGGGTATAAATCCAAGTTTGTGACCATGGTCATAGAGGGTCACATTGTGGTGTTCAAGCGCAAGAAGCAGGACCTAGAGGAAGAACTTTCCAAAACGTTCCCAAAGATCGGTGGCACCTACGACTATCTCCTCAATATCAAGACTGTGCAATACACAGAAGAATCTGTTAAGGACCTTCTCAAAGAAGCTAAACAGGCAAAGGAGGAACTTGAAGTGATGAAAAAGACAGGTCACCTTGATATGTGGAAAACAGATATTAAAAATATGTAAACAATAGATAGATAGGTATGGGTGAAGCTGCGAAAATTTCACTAAAGGCTATTGGAAAGCAAGATACATACTTGCTTTCCAGAGACCCAGACGAATCCTTCTTTAATTATACCGATGATCGGAATCATTCTGATTTTAGAAAGTATCACAGAAGTCGCAATATTGGGAAACCAGGTAACGCGGATCCAAATTGGCCTTTTAACAAAATCATGAAAGTTGAGTTCAATCCAAGAAATATGGGTGACCTCTTGAGTAATATGTACTTGAGCATAACTATGCCGGGTATAAGTGATGGTAATTACGCGGATCAACTGGGGAGGCATATCCTAAAAAGTGTAACGATGTTTGTTGATGACATTGAAGTTGAGAAGATATACGATGATTGGGGAATACTATATGATGAACTTTATCTAGAAATATCAGAAAAGGTAGCAAATAGATTTCTTATTAATAGAAACATTGGTTTTGATGGTGCACCTACAAACCCAGCTGTTGCCCGAAAAAGTGCCGATCTTGTCATTCCACTTCACTTTTTCTTTTCCAGGAAGTTTGCGAGTGATGAATATTCTTCAAATAAACCAAATAGGCCTTATTTTCCGGTATGTGCAATTAGCAAACAAAAGATAGAGTTTGAGTTTGAGTTTCACAACCAAACATTCTTTACGGATACGACGAACACAGTGACTTTACCATCATTTAACCTCATCACGGAGGAGATAACCGTGAGTCCCGAAGAGAGGAACTTTTTTAAGTCTGAGAGACAGACGTTCATAACAGATCTCGTTCGTAAGCACCCCGTGATAGTCAGTGATCTTAGTCGGGATACAATTAAGAACAACCTCGTTCCAAATATCCCTGTGAAGTGTATTCACTGGTTTTTGAGAAATACTAAGTTTGAAAATGAAGGTGATGCGATTGGAGTTCCGGTACCTAGCACAACTGGTGAACGTTTGTACCAAAATCGTTTCAATTTCTCTTCAGCTCTAGATTTTGCGGGTGTAAATACATTCTTCTTCCCCCTAATGTCAGAAGCGAGTTTCTTTATAAATGGGAGTAGACTTCCAAATATAACTAAAACTGATCATAATTATTATAAATATCTCATTCCGTATCAAAAGAGATTAGCTAGGCCGTTTAGGAATATATATACATATAGTTTCTCGTTGAATCCGATGAACGTGGAACCATCGGGAAACTTGGATTTTAGTCAGATACAATCAGAAAAGACCAATATTGAAGTTAAATTAGATACATCTATAATTGATATTACAACAGAGACATTCTCGTTAAACATGTACTATACAGGATACCAAACATTTGTATTTGAAAACGGTTTCATGTCGGTTGCTTACTAAAAAGTCTTTCTTTATTATTACTAATATATTCAATAATATTATTCTTGATACACCATTTGATGAAATTCAATTGCGCCAAAGTCGTTTGAAGTTCATGAGATGTACCCGGAACTATGTATGTAAACTTTTGAGATCTACAAAATGGATCAAAAAGTTGTTTACTATATCCATTCAGACTAGATTTATAGGCACAATGAACTGTAAATAGTTTACCGTCACCGGTTTGATACGCAGTATGATTCTTCTTGGCATAGTTCGTAATGAACCATTCCAAATTACGAAGAGATATACCACTTGATTTGTCTAAAATGTTAAGTAGTGTAGATTTATTCTTTTCTTCGTTGTAAAAATTGTTTATCGATGTTAGTAGAATATCGTTTTTGCTCATTATTTCATTAGACCCCCAAATCTATAAGCTCGTTAGAAGATTCACAACCTGGGCACCCCTTAACAAACATTTTCTCCGGACCATGATTATGTAGACTTGAGTAAGAAAACGTCCTTTGACATATACGTTTCCCCTGTAAAGCATGATGTCGGCAATACCCATTGTCTGATGCTTTGAAGGTGCACCTCTGTCCATTATTCTTAGTACCTTTACAAGTGGTAATCATGTACGATTCGGGGATGTCTTTTAAAAGTTGCTCCAATGGTATACCATGTTTCCTTGAAATCTTCTCGGCATACTCATTCACGACAACATTTATACGCTCTTCCAACTCTTCATCCATAAGATTTACAACTTTGTCATACATGCTCATCCTTACTTTCCATAGGATTGTAATTTTTAAATAGGTCTTCAATAGATTCTTCTTTTTTTAACCTACCTTCCTTAATTCGTGCTCTCAAAGTTATTAATGTACCATTCTCTTCCAATCCGAGACGTTTACACTCAGCGACAAGATCGTCTTTCTTCATAGTACTGAGGGCTGGTTCCCTCTTAGGTTTGATAGGTTTATGCTGATTTATGATATCCCCGAAAATTTCCTCCTTGACGTTCTCATAGAGTGGATCTAAAAGATCACACACTGGATTGAGAAATTTGTTGACGAAATAGTAGTGATAGTCCACTGGTATACTGTTATCCTCAACATATTGTGGATCTTCCGCCTTCTCGAAAGCTTTAGCCTTGGAATCTCCAGTCTTTGTAAGGATATATGGAACCCGGTCACCCGATTGTGGTTCCGAACCAGGTTTCCTATCTCTCATCTTTACGACAACCTGAACATGAGATTGATTGATATAGATACTCTCAGGGCTTGTAACCGAAACTCTTTTGCCACCAACCTTATATGAATCTGAGAGACCTTGACTCAAAGTAAGCTTCTGATTTGATATATCACCAGAGAGAAGCTCAATTGCCCTCTCTTTAGCCAACTCCTTGGGGGGTCCTGGGTCACTTGAAGTGAGAATTACATCAAGGAGTTCCTTGCATACCTCTCTCATGTGGGGTGTGTTATCGCGTCTCACGAGCTGGAGACCCTTTACATCAATGTAATCCATATGCATCTTGTCGTCTTTACCCTTTGTCCAAAGTTTCGCAGCATAACGCTTCTTTGAGTAGAGGAAATAGGGCCAATATACCTTCTCAAGTTCCAAGTTATTTGGTTTCTTGAAGAGGGCGCTACACTCCTCAGCAGCTCTCACACCCACCTCCCAACTATAGGCTACGGCCTCCTCACCCTTACGATCTCCAACGTCAAACTCAACCATGACTGAATCAGTATCTCCGTACCTCACCTTGGCACCTGGGAAGTTTGCTTCTACATACGTCTTAGTATCCTCAATCATACTACGACCCTTAGAAGTTGTTGTAGAAGCGATGGGAACACATGGTAGGATACCTTTACCCGCACCCGTGAAACCATACACAGAGTTCATAGAAACTTTATAGGCCAACTGTTTTCCATTGTATACCTCCTTCATAAAACCAGTAGCAGATGCCATATCCCTCTTGGCTTGTTTTCGGAATTGTTTCAACTCCAAAAGAATACTAGGGAGAAGACTCGGTACATCTTGTGCAAATTTATACACCCGATCACCGATATTAAAAGTTTCATATGTAACCCCTGGTACATTTCCGTACTTCTTCTCATCCATAACATATGAAGAGTAACACAGATTATGGGCCATCATGATAGATGGATACAGTGCTTCAAAATCAAGTGCTGTGATTGGTGTATAATAGGCACCCTTTTGGGCGTCCAATACAGTAGCACCCTCGTAGGGTTCTTCTGGGAGAGTACCATATCGAATAGTTGGTACCATGAAACCAAGTTCCCTCGCTTTCTTTGTCAATTGAGAGAATACCTTAATCTGTTGACCACGTTCAACAAGGAATGTCACCGGAACCCACGTTGCCTTTGCCATTTCAACTAAGTTCAGGAGAATACAAAGCTTTTTCATGAGTCGGTGTGGGAGGAGAGTATCTTTGATACAATACTCTGCAACTTCTCTCAACTTTACAGGGTCCTCTTCCCTGTAACGAGCAAACATCTCTTTAGGTGCCATATCAATCTTTTGATCACCGAGGTACAGCTTTGAAACATTATCAAGTTTGTAACTATCAAGTTTGTATCCCTTCTTAACCTCATGGAATAGATCAAAAATAAATCGGCCACTCATCGGTAAAAGTTTGAGAAGATTATCACCTAGGGCACTTGATGAGAGCTTCTTAATCACAAGCTCAGAGTTAGTATCCTTGAGTTTACCCAAATTGTAAAAGTCATAGTGACACCTATTAATCTGAGCACGTTTGTAGATATACTCCATATCAAAACCAAAAATATTCCAACCGGTGATGATATCTATGTCCTTCTTGTGGATATACTTTTGGAAAGCCTCCAACATCTCCCTCTCAGTTGGATAACTACGAATGTCACAACCCTCTAATGTTGGGTCTGTCTTTTTATAACACAGGCAAGTCTTATCATATGGTTCATCGGAACCAAACTTGCAGAGCGAAATTGCAATCTGGAAGCATGCATCACCCGGGATATTTGGATCTGGAAATTTACCAGTAGAACTGTTACATTCAATATCCACAGATGCCACCACAAATGGTGCAATATCATCTCTCACAACAGGTTTCAATGTAGTCCAATCATTGCAGAAGAGGTCAATGTCCACATTAGCTAAGTGAGATCTAACACACTTACCACCCGTGTCCAACCATCCAGTAGATTGTATACCTGTTCTATGCATCAATCTCAGGACAGGGTCTAGATTTGATTCATATACCTTGACGGTCCTCACACCAAACAATTCAAATAGATCAGGAGTCATATTAAGTGGTCTACGTAAAAACGAATCTACGAGTCGGCGAGCCTGGAGATCCTTAAAATTAATTTTCATGTATGCAAACTCCTCATTGTTTTGAAAACCCCAAACATCTTTGGACTTCATCAGAGAATAGGCAACAAGGGAGTCTTTACATTTGTCACAGAGAATATCATAAATTCTTTGAACCTTTTGGGAATCAATACCACTCGGAAGTTTTATAAAAAAATAAGGTGTAAAAGCTGTCGTAAGGCATACAGACTTCCCATCCTCAGACTTACCGAAAATACTAATCAAATGTTCATCTTCTCCGTCTCTGGTCTCCCATGTAAGTGCTTGGAAGACTACCATTGTGTAATTAATGTCTGTAAATTTTAATATACTTTATTAGTAAAAATGTCTGCCGCTTTGATTGACCTTGTATCGAAAGGTGCCCAGGATGTGTACATCACTGGTCAGCCTCAAGTGAGTTTCTTTCGTCAAAAGTATCAGCGCTATACCAACTTTTCTATGAAGCCCGAGCGTATGGATTACATTGGTACCTTCGCTGCAAACAATGAAATTTCTATTCCTATTCGCTCCAAGGGTGACCTCGTAAGCTATATCTGGATTGAGGCCACTGGTATTGCGGCAGTGCAAAACAATACCACGGGTCTGTTCTCCCAAAATGCTGCGCGACCCACTGAAATAAGTCTATGGATTGGTGGTCAAAAGGTTAGCGATCTTGATTCCCTTTTCATCCAAGGTGTTCATAACCCCCTCATGCGTAACAGTCAAGCTAAAGCGTCTTGTACGGTTACCACAAACCACAAGAAGGCCAACCACGGTGGGGATCACTACCTGCTCCCATTCTTCTTTTGCGAGGACTGGACAAAATGCCTACCCCTCGTAGCACTCCAATATCATGATGTGGAAATCAGGATTCGGTGCCGTGATGGTTTCACCCCCGGTACCACACCTGCGGTGTGGGGTAACTATATATATTTAGACACTGATGAACGAAAGTTCTTCACAGATACCGAACATGAGCTTCTTATTACTCAGACCCAATATCAACCAGCTACCAACACCGATACCGAGTTCGATTTGAGCTATTTCAACCACCCAGTCAAGTCTATTCACCTTGTCTCTGGTAAGGCTACAGGTAGCGACTGGGACTCTGAATTCACATTCGGAAAGTCTTCCCTGTATATTAACGGTACTGCTCTATTCGAGGGAACCTCCCCTGAGTACCATCACTCTATCGTTCCCGAAATGCACTGCACAGATCTTCCCGACGATATTCTCGAGGATGTCCCAACCTTCAGTTGGCCATTCAGTCTCACTATGAGCAAGGAACAACCCACTGGCACCCTTAATTTCTCCCGCATCGATAATGCGAAACTGACTATTACAAGCCCCAGTGGTGGTAACACACTTCATAGAGTGTACGCCGTGAACTATAACATTCTTCGTATTAAAAATGGTATGGCTGGTGTTGCGTTCGGTAACTAATTTTATATTTCTGTACTTTCATAAAAATTACATATGATTGGAGCTATTTCCTATGATATGTAACCTAAGTTGATGTGTAATGTGTAATAAATATATATAAAAATGGATCTCTTTCATAAAATAATGGAGCTTGTTGACAAGAACTCGGGGAATATCCCCGAGGGGGACTATCTGGAGTTGTGTGATACCATTCAGGAGTTGCGAGAACAGGTGAAACCACCTTCGTTTCTTGACCAAAGCATCCCTATGTGGAGGTATGATGAAACAAATCAAGAGAACACCCTAGTCTATGAGCCAACCCGGACCCGGCAACCACCTGAGTGGGTGGATGATTCTC